CTAACATGGAAATTATTTATCCAGCAACTAAAAATGTTATATCATATGATAAAGCACATTTGCAGTTTCATAATTTAGTTGAATATGATGAACAAGCAAATAAAATAGAAACAGATTTAACTGGTGGCGCCATGGTTCAACGCATCATACAAGATGCAAATGCACATATGCAAAAAACATTTTCATTTATTCCTCCACAACAAATTAAAATGGGTAGGATATCCGATTTCGAAGATCAACAAGCTGCATTTTTTAATGAAGTAGATCAATTGAGAAAGCGTTATGGATTGAAAGATACAGATCGTGTAACTGAATATCATAGAGCTTGGTGGCGAGATGTAATTTTATCTAAAGCTAAACAATTCGGATATGAAATTCCAGAACAAATTTTAGAATCATTAGTTTATCGTTGGGGATTCTTTGACAAATCCACTAATATTTCCGTACTTAAAAAGCAAATTGATAATCCAGAATTTTCAAATTGGGTAACGGAGTTTGACAAGAAAGAATTCAAACAATATTACAAACAAAACATGGAACCATTTGAAAGCATCTTTTTAAGATTAGGTGCAGTGGTTTTAAAAAATGCTACAAATTTCTTAGCTGCAAATCCATCCAAGTCAGTACAAGAAATTAAACAAGAAATGGCCGAACTTGTAAAAGATTTACAAAATAATCCAAATCCTGCTACAATTTCTAAATTAGAACAAGAATTAAAACGCATAGAGCGTCTAGGTGGATTTGATGCAATTGTACCTTCAGAAGGCGTAGTATTTACATATGGTGGTAACACATATAAATTAACAGGCGCATTTGCTCCGGTCAATCAAATACTAGGAGTATTGAAATATGCACGTTGATATATTTATAATAAAATTGGATAATAATCATGGCTGAAAAACATAAAAGCAAATACAAAGCACCAAAAGATTTAGAAAAATCTCAAAAACCAAATGCAAGAAAAGATTTAAAAGATTATACTGCTGACGATAAAGCCGGCGGCTTGAATCCAAATTCTACTAAAGAAAAACATCTTAACGCACTTCGCAAAACTGATAAAAAAATGCAAGACGACGGTAAAATGTATCCAACATATAATGCAGATGACCGCCTTTATAAAGATTTAGAAGATGGCAATTATGATCCAAAAACTGCAGCAAAACGTTTAAAGAAACGTCAAGATGATGAAGAAAAAGATGTTAAGGATGTTTTGAAAGATAAAATTGAAAATCTAACTCGCGAACAAAAAGAACGTTTAGTTAGAGAATATGTTCGAAGAAAAATTACAAAAATTTTAAAAGAACAAACAGAACCAACAGCTCCAGAAGAAGAAGCGCCGGCAGAAGATCCGACAGCACTTCCTGCTGCAGAACCAGAAGCTGACGCAGCCGCTGCAGCCCCGGCACCAGATGCAGCACCAGCACCTGATGCAGCAGTTGATATGGCCGCCGCAGCACCAGCACCCGATGCAGCAGTTGATATGGGTGCCGCGGCACCAGGAGCAGGAGCAGCAGCAGTAGGAGCAGCTGCAGCAGCACCAGCACCAGATGCGACAGCAACTCCGCCCGCAGCAGGATCTGCAGAACAAGAGCCTGGACCAGAAGAGCGTCAAACATTGAATGTTTCTAAAATTAAAGATGTATTATCTTCAGAACGTTCAAATTTAAGTAGAACTGAAACATTATTTAGAGCTATTGATCAAACATTTCAAGATGCAGATCCAATTGATATTAAAAATTTCTATAGATTAATGTTGCGAACAATAGCAAAAAAATATAAAAAAATAGGTCAATCAACCGAACAATAAAGAGGATTTTCTGATGCACAAGATGCAGCAAAAAAATCTGAACATCATGAAATTGGGGATATATGGGAAGAAACAAATGCATCCGGCGTTACGTATATCGTAGAGCAACGAGATGGGTTTAGAGTTCGAAAAACAAAAAATTCAAATGTTTTACAATCGGTGCGAGATGAAATACGTTCATTTCCTAATTGCGGAAAAGATGTATGTACATGTTCTGGAGCACATCCGTTAGACCAGAAAATGCGAGGAATACATGGTATGTGTTTTGACTGCGTGATTGATATGGAACATGAAATGCGAAAGCAAGGAACATTTGATGAATATGCTAAAAACAAAGTACGAGAAAATGCATTAGCATGGTTGCAAGAAGCAGAACGAGATGTTGAAATGTTGAAAAAAACATATACACAAGCAACTCAATTTGTAACAAATGTTGAAGGTGAAACAGAAACTTGGACTGCAAAAATGTCAATTAATGAATTTGAAGAAACAATTCAAAAAGAATTTGATAAATTTAAAGAAAAATTTTTAAATAAACTAAATGGAGTAACACAAACAAATGAAAACAATTAAAAATATCGTGTTAGCAATTGCCGGCGTTGTAGGCGCAATTGTTGCATTTTTCTTGTTAACAGGAGCAAGTTGTAAAAAAACGCAAAGCAATTAAAAAAGAAATTGTTGAAGTAAAAGAACAAATTGCTGACTTAGAATCACAAAAAGAAAATCTAGTAGTAGAGGAAAAGCCTACAGAAGAAGTGAAAGACAATATTTTAAAACAAACGCGTCGTGGCCGTCCTAAAAAAGCATAACATGAAAAACATATTATTTATTTTCTTGTTTGTATCTGTTTTAGGTTTTGCTCAAAAAACTAACAAACAAACACTTGATACAGTTTGTTTTACTAAAGAGCAAGCAGCAGACATTTCATTTGTTTTAGATTCACTCTGGATGGCAGATGATATTAATAATGCATTGATTACAACATATCAAACTGCAATTAAAAAACAAGATTCATTGATTGTTTTAGATTCGATTCAAATCACAAAACAAGATAGTATTATTGTGTATCAAAAAAGTATTGTATTGGACTTAGAAAAGAAAATACAATTGTTACAGCCAAAATGGTATGATAAAAAAGCAATTTGGTTTGGCTTTGGATTTTTATCAACATTAGGCACTGGAATATTGATTAATTCATTTTCAAACTAATATGTCGCAAACTATAAAACAGATTATTCAACAACAGTACACAATGTGTGCTAAAGATCCTGTTTTCTTTATGCGCGAATATTGTTATATTCAACATCCTAAAAAAGGTAAAATTAAATTTAACCTTTATCCTTTTCAGGAAGAGTCATTGACGGAATTGCGAGATAATCGTTACAATGTAATATTAAAGTCTCGGCAGTTAGGTATCTCAACACTAAGTGCCGGCTTTGCCCTTTGGAGCATGCTATTCAAAGATGATTTTAACGTACTTGTTATTGCAACAACTCAGGAAGTAGCAAAAAACTTAGTAACAAAAGTACGTGTCATGCACGATAATTTACCTAGTTGGTTAAAAGGTACAATCGAAGCAGACAATAAACTTTCACTTAAATTTAAAAATGGGTCTCAAATTAAAGCAGTATCATCAGCAACTACCGGTGCACGTTCAGAAGCACTTTCATTGCTTATTATAGATGAAGCTGCATTCATTAGAAACATTGAAGAAATTTGGGTAGCATCGCAAGCAACATTATCAACAGGTGGGGGTGCAATTGTATTATCTACACCTAATGGGGTAGGTAACTGGTTTCACTCGGTATGGTCTGAAGCAGAGCAAGAAATCAATGGATTTCATACAATTAAACTGCATTGGACGGTACATCCAGACCGCGATCAATATTGGAGAGATGAACAAACCAAACTTCTAGGTGAACGAGGAGCTGCTCAAGAATGTGATTGCGACTTTATTTCATCAGGTCATACTGTAGTAGACGGTGCTATATTAATGGATTATGAATTAAAATGTTCTGATCCTATTGAAAAGCGAGGCTATGACAATGCATATTGGGTTTGGGAATATCCAAACTATGAAAAAGATTATATAGTAGTAGCTGACGTTGCCCGCGGCGATGGGGGCGACTGGTCAACATTTCATGTTATCGATGTACAAGATGTTGTACAGGTTGCAGAATATAAAGGCAAACTTCCACCTAAAGATTTTGGTAACATGTTAGTATCTGTTGCAACAGAATGGAACAATGCATTGTTAGCAATTGAAAATGCCAATATTGGTTGGGCAGCAATTCAACCCGTATTAGACCGCGGATATGAAAATTTATTTTATACATATAAAGATGATGGTTATGTAGATGTAGATGTTCAACTTAAAAAAGGTTATGATATG